TTTCTATGGTAAAATCAAATATTCCTCTTCTTGGTCTACTCATTACACCGTATCTTAGTGCATCATATAAATGATCTTCAGATTTTGTATTTACGTCTTCAGTATTCTTTTTATCAAGAGGTATTATGGGAAGTTGGGAAATAAGATTTCTACAGTTATAAAACATTACCATTCCCGGAACGGACTCAGTTTCATCATAAGATTCTTGCATTTGTAATCTACGGTGTATTTCATTCTTTCCTGCAATTCTACTTCCAGCACTTCGATCACTTGGCCTCCACCGACAACCAACAGTAATCATTTGTTCTGCTAAACTTGGTCCTGTATCGCCTATTTTATGCCAACAAGAGCTATCAAGAACTCCATAAGAAATTGTACCATCATTTTCCTCTAAATGCAAGACTTTATTAGCTAAATCTTTTGCTAATACTTTAGATACATAAAGTTCTCTATAAACAATTAATTGTCCATCTGGAGCAACTGCAAACCATAAAACTGCACTGTAAGAACCGTAACCATAATCACATGCTCTAAACTTAGGCCAATTCTTTGGTATGTCAAATGGTTCAACGATATGTACCGTTCTATCAAATTCAGGAAATGCAGCACCTTCTGCTACATCCCAATCGCCTTCCAGTAATCTCTTACGTTGATTTTCTGGTAAGGATAATAACATTGCTTCATAATCGCCACTCGTTGCTAAATAAGGATTATCAAACAATCTAGCAGGAATAAACTTTCTAGTAAACAAAGGCTCCCCTTCTTTGCTATGCCCTTTCGGAAATACCAAAACTTTTCCATTTTCATCAGTAGCGGAAAAAGGAGAGCCGGGAGAGGAAGGATCTATAAAGTATTTTTTAACCCATATATGTCCTGCTCCTCCGGGGTTTGTTGTAGCTCTCATATATACTGGAAGATCGGGTGCAGTAGACCTCAATCTTGATCTTAAATAATCCCACGCAAATGGTGTGGGCCATTGCGTAAGTTCATCAAAACCTATCCAGCAAAAAGATAACCCTTGATAACGGAGTACATCATCCTCTCTATCTAGATATGATAGCCACAATCTGCCGCCTGAAGGGGAAGTCCACTGCATTTTTCTTTCTGACCATTTAATGCCAGAAATTATCTGTGGGTAAAGCTCTTGTGATTTCCAAACCAACTCTCTTAGTTCTTCTGTAGTTCTACGTAAAAGTAGACCAGAAAATTGAGGATGGCTTAAATATCTAAGAGGGTCAGCTAACATTGCGTAGCTCTTTCCCCCACCTGCAGCACCTCCATAAAGAACTTCTCGTTCAGATGCTGCTAGAAAATCCGTTTGTGGTCCTTCATTTGGCTCAAATAAGACTTTGTATTTTTCTTTAAGCCCTAATTCTTCAGACTTTTTACTTAATGGTTGTATATCTTTTTCAGCTTCTTGCTTCTGCTTTTCTTTTTTCTTTCGCCCCTGTACGCTTTTCCTCAAGTTCTTCAAGTTTTTTGATGGCGGTTTCGTATTTTTTAGCCCATGCTTTATATGTAGCTGCTTTACTTTTCCGTTGCTTTTCTTTTTGGACTCTTTTTCTAAGTCCAATATGAGAGATTTGTCTTTCTGTTCTGTCACTTAGCCACCTTGCTACATCCCTATATGAATATTCCGTTAAATACTGTTTAGCTACTTCAAGAGCTTCTAGCTCATTTACAATAGGAACAAGAACATCTTCATCTTCTTCATGTACCTTATATCCAAACGGAATAGTTCTACTTATACGAGGTATTTCTAACCATTTACTATCTTCTTGAAGCCCAACAGGGTCAGGCATTTTAAAGTATCCTGCATCATACATTATTGTTTTTTTCTATTTTTTCTACCTGAAACTATTCTTAAATTACTTTTTTTGTTGTTTCTAGGATTACCGTCTTTATGATCTATGTGTTTACCGTCACCCTTCTTAACCTTTTTCTTACGTTCTGCCTCACGCCTATTCTTATTTCTTTTCGCACGTTCTTCTTTCATACGTTTACTTTTATGATACTTTGAGTAATCACCTTTTTTATATGCCACAATAATTACCTTTACTAAATATTATGTTCTTTTGGTGGAAGCAGCATAATACCTTGTGGTGCAGATACTTCTACCTTATCCGTTTTTTGAATACCAATACGGTCTAACATTTCTTTGGCTGCATTAAGCCTGTGTTGATTACCTAATTCAGCAGGATTTTGCAGAATATTAACTAAAGCACTAGCGGCTCTTGGAGCATTTACAGCAAGATATTCTTTTGTCAACTCAAGTATCTCATCTTTCATAGATCTTACAATTTCTGTAGTACTTGAGTTTTCACTGTATCCAGCTAATGTTTTAGCTCTAGCATAATCTCCATTAGCTTCATCAAATAAAACTTTTAGAAAGGTGCTTTGTCTTGTAGTTAATTCTCTCATTTTTTAAAACTTCTATCTCCAAACCACCATGCTACAGCAGTTGTAGTCAAAAACATAATCTGGTTTGATAGATCATATACAAGTGCTGGATCATCATTAGCTTGCCAAAAGATGTATACAACAAAAGCTAACAATACAAAGGTAAGCACTGGACGCACAAAACGCAAAATAGAAGCCACTGTAATAGAAGCTTTTCCATATGAAGCATCATGTGCATAAGAAGCTGTTTTCATATCTGCATTTGTTTTCATACGTGCAATAGCTTCTTCGCTTTCAAGCTCCTCTCTTCTAGAGGAAATTTGTAACTCTTGTAGTTTGTATTCTTGGTCAAACTCTAAAGACATTTGTTTTATTTTTTGTCTTGTTTCAAAATATCTGCCTACAGTACCTATCAAACTGCCTACAATGCCTGTAGCACCGCCAGTTAATACTGAAGCTATCATATCAAACATATAATTCTCCTTACCATGTTGCAGAATATTTACGATTATCTACATGCACAAAACTTTTGTAGTTTATGCCTAGTCCCTTAAATCCAGCAAATTTAGCTGCTTTAATTACTTCTTCTTTATTCAGCCCTTTTAATGAAATATCAAATGCTGTAGAAGGACTTTGTTGTGTAGATCTATGTTGACTTTTTGGGGAACCCCCTACTCGCACATTATGTAATGGGCAACGTGCCGCACTATTTATAATTATAGGCTTTTGTAAAATGTCCCTTAACTTTTGTAATTTACTTATGGCTTCATTTTCAATGTAACGTGTTTTACAACCACACTTACATTCTAACTCAGACCATTTAAAAGATACACTTGCTTGCATGTATTTATCCAAATACAGCAGATTTAATTACCATAGCTAGTTGAGCAAGAATAAGTAAGCTCACTGCCCATAAAATTTTATTTATACCATCTACAGATTTTTGAATGTGGTGAAGATCATTTGTTTTTATCACTTCTATCTTTTGTGCTAAAAGTTTTATCTCTCCTTTAATTTCAACGATGTCAATTTCATTTTTTCTTTCAACATCGTTCATTATACTATTTCCTTACTATTTGGCATCGTTAAGAGGCTTTGTAACTGATTCTTTTAATTTCTTTACTTCTAACATATCGTTTGGCTCCACTCCTAAATTTTCTCTAGTTCCAAATAGCATAGTTACATTAATTCGTTTATTCTCAAAACCGGGATGAAAGTTTACATCTGCAGTCTTATGAAATAAATTAGAATCAAATAACACACACCTATTATATTTATAAGGTATGTAAATAGCTGTAGCTTTATTATCTTTTAAATATTTAATTACTTCGGTTTTATCGTCACCGTTATATCTTGTAAAGTCCCAATCAGCAGGAGCACCTTTATCCCAAATCCACATGCCTCCTGATTTACCTATGTCTTTTTCTTTGTCATAGTCTACATTACATTTTGTAGGTGTAATCCACAAGTTCATGTTTATTGCTGCAAAGTCTGCATGAATGTCAATGCCGGGACATTTAGATTCGTATTTAAATGCCCACATTTGTCCTAAATGTCTTTTATTAGGTGTATTAAAAATGTTAGGAAATTTTTCCATCACCTCTGTAGCTAGTGTCGTTAAAACCTTTGGTTGAAAACCATTCTCCCTAAATGCTCCTAGATAGCCTCTGCCATAAATAGTATTCCAAAAAGGAAACTCAAAACAGTAACTACGCAATTTTTGCAAAGCTTCTTCATTTAAAAAATTATCCAGTATAACCAAATTAGGATTTGTATTATAGTAACTTTTTTCTATATGCTCAAATGGTAAATCAAAATTTAATGCTTCTTCTTTATGTTCATGGTAAGGAAGAGTTATTTTACCATTATTTAAAAGCCATATCAATTGCCCTACATCATGTGCCTCTTTTAAGTATGGACGATGTTCGTCAAAAGGCTGCTCGTTAGAATTTTCTAATGGATTATATGGTATCTTCTTTTGCTGTTCTTTAGTTTTCTTTGCTTTTTTCTTTTTACTCTGAGACATTAACTATCCCTTTTTGCGAGTTCTCCTAGCAGAGGGTCTTTCAGTTTTTTTTATATACTTTTTAACAATCTTTGATTGCCGTTTATGCAATCTAGATGCGTTGTTTAATTCTTTAGCTACTTTTTTTAAAGTTTTTACCATTATTTCTTACTCTTCTTTTTCTTTTTGACTGTTCTCACCATTGTAGGTTTTCCACCTACTCCTTGTGGTTTTGCTCTTTTTCTTTTAACAGCACTTGTTATTTGTGATTTTGTCATGCCACTAGCTTTTGACCTTGGCACACATTTAGGATATTTTCTTTTACTGCCCTTTGCAGATTTTCTACCGCAAGATTGAAACTTACCTTTTTTCTTGGGTGCTCCTATATCTACCCAATCACCTTTCGGTCCTTTACCAAACCATGCTGTAAGTCCACCTGTAGGTTTAGCCATTATTAGCTCCTATACCCACCACCACGTTTTTTATAAGTACGTACTAACCAAGCATTAGCATAAGCAGAAGGGTATACATCAAACTTTCTTTTTGCTTCTGCTTTTACTCTTGCATATAAAGAAGGATTAGTAGGTTTAGCACCACTTTTTTTCTTTTTAGGTTTAGCCATTATTTTTTATTTTTTTTGGCTACCATACCACCGTATGCCATTTTCTTTTTCTTTGATTTTGGTTTTGGTTTTGGTTTTTTAGCAGATCCAACAGCAATTACAACTGAAGTTCCACCCTTTTTACTAGCTTTTTCGTCACTTACAAATCTACCACCATATTGTTTAGCAGCAGCTTTTGCTTTCTCTTCACCCTTTTTTGTGTAGGGAAATTTTACCATAGGCATATTATATACTCCTTATATTTTTATATTGTCTTTAAAAATAAACATTCCAAATATGGTATTTAATAATTGTGTAAATAAATCCCATAAAAAAGATTGTCATGCCAATTTCGTGTAACCTCCTATTAGAAGAAATTATTAACGGTAACATAATTAACAGCATAATAA